CCGGATCGCCTGTGCAAATCAGTATGGCGAAGACGTGACGTACGTCCGAAGGGCTCTTTAGAGGGCCTGGGTGGTTTGGTGCGTGTGCGCTGGAGAGATGTGTGCAGCAGCTCTAGATACTGTCGCGTTTATTGGCTGAGAATGGCAGCACAACTCCGACTAAAGGCGGATTGCTAAACGTTTGCGGCTTGGCAGAATTGGCGGTTTTTTTGCTTCTCAAATCGCTAAACGTGTAAATTTTCGCCAGTATCACCTTGCTAACTTGCGGCCTGTTTCCTCTGGCCCATTCTGATTGCGGCGGTCTGGCTGGCCTGTGCGGCGCTCTGACTTGCCATCCCACGAAGGGGCTGATAGGGCAGACCTGAGTTGCGCAGTCGCCCACGTCCGATCGTCGGGGTGCACCGATAGGTGGTGCAGCGTTTTGGCGACGACCTCCCACTTTGTCTCTGGCATCGAAATCACTAGATCGACAAGATGGGCAACAGGGTCGAAATCGTTGCGATGAGCCAATTGCTCTCGCGCGATAGGCGCAGTCGCTGGCACGTCTGAGCTCAATGATGCGGCGACCTCTCTCGCCTGATGTATCTGGCTCAGGGCTTCGAGCGTGTTCTCCGTGACGGGACGTTCGCCGCGGATCATCTGCCCTACAAACGAGCCGTCTCTGTAGCCAAGGCGCAGCCCGAGCGCCTTCTTGCCGCCAAGGCGGGCGGCAGTTCGCTCCAGAAGCGCCCGGCGCTGATCCTGTGAAAGTGAAAGCATGGCAAGTGGAATCATGGCAGTGCGATAGTAGCGCGGACTACGGTTGCGGCTGCTACTTGTGAAAAAGTAGCGATTGCTACCATAATCGCGCCATGACTTTGCTTCGAGTGCTCAACGAGCGCAGGGGAGTGGCCCGGCAACTCGCCGAGGCTGCTGGCCTCAGCCGCCCCTACATCTGGCAGTGCGCGTCGGGCCAGAGAACGATTCCTCCGGCGGCGTGCCCACCGATCGAGCGCGCCCTCTCGGGTGAGATCACCGTCGAGCAGCTGCGCCCCGACATCCGCTGGCACCGCGTGCCTGACCCCGCCTGGCCGCATCCCGGCGGTCGACCGCTGATCGACGTGGCTGCGGCCGCTCAGTCTGATGAGGCCTCTTGCGATGCGGCCTGAACAAGCCTCAGTCTCTCCTTTGCTCGGCGCTCCGAGGCTTGTTGTCGTCGTGCTGAGTGGACTTCTGACTTGCGAGTCATCAGCCTCGTGTCGTACCATACGTTCATGGCAAGCGTCAGAAGTGCCAGCACTGCGTATCCGACCGAACCGCGCCAAGTAAAGCGGAGGCTCGCCAATGAGCAATGAGCGCACCGCGTATGCGCAGGTGAAGGCGGCGCCGATGGCGATCACCCACTGCCGGATCAATGCCGCCAGGGCGAACCTCCGACGCCGCATTGCGCAGAGGGCTGCTTTTCTGATCGGGTTTGCGATGGCCATGGGCGCGATTGCGTTTGGTGAGGGCGCATTGTCTGACGCGCTGTTCCTTACGGGCTGCAGCCTCACGGTCTGCAGTGTGTTCATTCGGGAGCGCGGTCATGGCTATTGACCTGAGCCGCACCGACATCCGCTGGCACCGCGTGCCAGATCCCGCCTGGCCGCATCCGGCTGGCCGGCCTCTGATCGACGTGTCGGCGGTGGCGGCGCAGCAGCAGGAGCCTGCGTGATGAGCGCGGCGCATTCACGGGGTGGGGATCTCGAAGAACGAGTCGGTGCCGCAGCGCCTGCAGCGGTAGACGGCCTCGTTGATGCCCACGCGGCCGAAGGTCGGATGCGGGCGGGTGCCGGTGCGGGTCAGCTCGGGGCTGGCGCACTGGGCGCAGACCATGGCGGTCAGTGCACCATGCCGCAGGGCTTCCAGCTCCTGCTGGGCCGCATCGGCCTGGCGTTTGTACTGCTCCACACGCGCCTGCAGCTGCAGGCATTGCGCCTTCGCATCGTCGCGCTCAGCCTGAAGTGCCGCGTGCTGGGCCTTCAGGAGCCCCAGGTGCTCGCGAAGCACCGCCGCACTGCCGTGCTCGTTGATCAGCTTCTCAATGAGTTCGAGTGGTCCCATGGGCTGCCTGTGAAAAGGGTTCGTGGAAGGGACGTGGCCGCGGTGGCGGCCCAGGAGTGATGTGATGCCCTCAGCAGAACTTTCCGCCGTCCTTGACGAGCTCCGGGCCATTCGGGCGCTGTTGGAGCGCCAGGCGGTGCTCGACGAGATACGCTGGACTCCCGGCTGGCCCGAAGAACACGACCGGAAGGCCTCGTCTATCGCTGTGCGTCTTGCGGCGCCCGTGTTTGAGATTGAGCGGCGAGCAGCTGCTGAAGCAGCGCTTCGATACGCCGCAGGGCTTCCAGCTGCTGACGATGCATGTCCCACATCTGGTCCAGCGCAGAGCGCTGGCCGTGGAGCATCGGATTGACTGGCGAACTGAACATGGGCGCCCTCCTGGGTTCGTTGGTTGGGGTGAGAGCCGCCAGCGTACACCGGGCAGGGCGCCTGCCCTTTGCTTGTCTCCTCCCTCCGCGGTATCGCGCCGCGGTTTCTCCCCGGGCCGTCCTGGCCTGGGGCTCTTTCTTCCGTCCCGCCTCGCGTGCTTTGGTGCATGCCCGCAGTGTCTGCGGCACGCCGCGGTGGGGCAATGGCAGCGTGCGCGCCGTGCTGCCCACGTCTTCCTGGAGCTGACCTTCATGGACATCACCATCGCTCTGCAGCGAGCTGTGCGCGCATTCCCGTTGGGCTCGGCGGCCCTGGCCGCGCGGCTGGGCATCAGCCCAACGTCGTTGGCCCACAAGGTGTCGCCTACGTACCCGGCGGCCCACGCCAGCGTGGAAGAGGCCTGCGAGATCATGGAGATCACCAACGACCACGCCGCCCTGCACGCCATGGCCGCGCGCCTGGGCTACGTGCTGCTGCCCGCGCCTGGTGCGGCGGTGAGCCAGGAGAGTCTTCAGGCCATGGCCGCCACGGTGCGCGAGTTTGGTGAATTCTGCTTCGAGGTGGCGGGCAGCGTGGCCGATGGACACGTCACCGACAACGAGCGCGCCCGCGTGGAGGCTGAAGCGGCCGACACCCTCGGCGCGATCGAGGGCCTGCTGGCCGTCGTGGTGCAGCACCTCAACGAGGCGCCCAAGGCGCAGAAGGTGGCGGCATGAGCGCGAAGGTGTCGAACCACTTCCCGGCCGCCTGGCGCGACGAGCTGCTGCACGCGATGAGCTACGGCTGGATCGGCGCGCGCATCGCCGGGGTCAATCGGGTGACGGATGCCATGGCTGCGGTCGGCGTGGTGAGGCCGCGCACGGACACCTCGCGGGCTGCTGAGTGGGATGCTGGGCGCCAGGTCCAAGAGGCGCTTGGCAAGGCCCGCAAGGGCGCCAGGAAGTGACCCGCCAGCGATGACCTCGCACGACGTCGTTCAGCAGATGATGGCCGCCGGCCTGGACGAGCCGCCGCTGCCGCTGGACCTCTCCGGGAAGATCCGCCGCTTCGGCCCGAAGAAGTCGCAGTGGTACAGGCTCTCGGAGATGCGCACGGCCGGCGGGAGCTTTGTCGTCGTGGGCAGCTTCGGCGACTGGCGCGGCGAAAAGCACCGCGTCAGTGTGGACTGGCGCGGCATCAGCGAAGACGAACGCGCCACGCTGGCCGCGGCCCGTGAGCAGGCCCGCCAGGCGCAGGAGGCCGAACGCCGCCGCGCTGCCGAGCTAGCCGCATGCTCAGCCGCAGAGCTCTGGGCACGGGCCGAGCGCGACGGCCAGAGCGACTACCTCAAGCGCAAGGGCGTGCAGCCCGAGGCGTGCCGCTACCTGCCTGGTGGTGCCGTCGTGATCCCCCTGCTGCGTTACGACGAGCCCCGGGAGACCGCGCTCAAGGCGCTGCAGATCATCCGTGCCGACGGGGCCAAGCGCTTCACCAAGGGCTTCCAGAAGCCCGGCGTGTGCCTGCGCCTGGGCCATGTGGTGGTGGGCGAGCCGCTGCTGGTGTGCGAAGGCTACGCCACCGGGCTGACGCTGCGCATGGCCGTGGACCGCCGGCTGCCGGTGTTCGTGGCGCTTGACGCCGGCAACCTCTTGCCTGTGGCCGAGCTGCTGCGCGGGCTCCACCCGCAAAGCCACATCCTGCTGTGCGCCGATGACGACTGGCGCACCGATGGCAACCCGGGCCGCCACAAGGCCCACAAGGTGTCGAAACAGGTGGCCGACACGGCCTACACCTGGCCGTGCTTCCGCCCCGGGCGACGCGGCCCGAAAGACACCGACTTCAACGACCTGCACGCGCGGGAAGGGCTGGCTGCGGTGCGCCGCCAGCTCATGCATGTGCTGCCCCTCATCGGTTCGGATCTTCTCCATGCCGCAGCCTGAGAACGTCATTCCCATGCCAGAGACTCCTGTCCCTCCCGCTGGCGGCGCACCCGCGCCCAAGGGGGCAGGGAGGCCCGCCCGGAAGAAGTCGACGATCAACTTGGGGAACTATACCCGGCTGATGGAGTCCTTCGCGCTGATCTACGGCACCAAGACCGTCTGGGACGAGGAGTCGCATCGCATCGTGCCGATCGACGCGCTGCGCCTGGCGATGACGAGCGACAGCGTGAAGGCCTGGCTGAACTCACCCGGGCGGCGCATGGTGATGCCTGAACAGCTGATGTTCGAGCCAGGGCAGGATCTGCCCGAAGGCTGCATCCAGTTGTTCGCCGGCATGGAGATCGAGCCGCTGGCGTGCACCGTGGAAGACGTCAAGCCCATGCTTGACCTGCTGCGGCACCTCTGCGCACAGAGCGCGCCGACGCCGGAGGGCGTCAAGGCCGTGATGCATTGGGTGCTGTGCTGGCAGGCGCTGCCGCTGCAGAGGCTGGGCACCAAGATGCAGACCGCCATCGTCATGCACGGGCCGCAAGGCACGGGCAAGAACCTGTACTGGGACGTGTGGCGCGACCTCTACGGGCGCTACGGCGTCACGGTCGGCCAGGTGGAGCTCGAGGACAAGTTCAACGGCTGGCTGAGCGCCAAGCTGGCCATCGTGGGCGACGAGGTCGTCACCCGACAGGAGATGTTCCACAACAAGAACCGCCTGAAGCTCATCGTCACGCAGGAGACCAAGTTCCCGATCCGCGAGATCCAGCAGCCCACGCGCTGGGAGAGCAACCACGCCAACGTGGTATTCCTCTCCAACGAGAGCCAGCCGCTCGCCCTGGAGGAGCGCGACAGGCGATATGCAGTCATCTATACCCCTCTGGCCGATGAGACCGGCCTCTATTTGCGCGTGCGCGATTTCCTGCGCGACGATGGCGCGAGGAAGTGGCTGTGGTTTCTGCTGAACTACCCGCTGGGCGAGTTCGACCGCCACGCCAAACCGCCCATGACCGCCGCAAAGACGGCTCTGGTGCAGGCCGGATGGCGGCCAGAGGAGCGCTTTGCGCACGAATGGATGGGCGGGCTCCTGCCCCTCCCGTTGCGGGTTTGTTCCGCTGAGCAGCTGTACCGCGCTTTCCGCCGCTGGTGCGACGTCAACGGCGAGCGCTTCCCTCCACCCCAAGGAAAGTTCACCGAGAGCGTGCGCCGATGGATGGCCGAGCACTCTGGCGTCGACGAGAAGGGCCCGCGCTTGATCTACAAGGTGGTGGCCCTGCACGGCGACGACGGCCGCAGGGCGGTGCGCTGCTGGCTGCCGAGGGACGCGGGCCCGCTCGAAGGCGTCAGCGAGGGCGCCTGGGCGGCTGAGAGGGTGTCCAGCTACGAGCACGCCCTTCGAGCCTACTGCCGGGCCGTCAACGGAGGCTTGGACGATGCCTAGTGACCAGTCGCGCGTTACGCGCAAGCCCACCGCGTTACGCGCACCGTTACGCGCAAAGACCGCGCCGTTACGTGCGTTACGCGCTTTACGCACCCTCGCGCGTATGCACATGCGTGCGCCCGCGTGTGTGCGATGCAAACCACCCGTAACAGCGTAACGCGCGTAACGACGCGCCCTGTACGCGTAACACCCGCGTAACACCCACGTAACCACTAGATGACCATGACCCAAGAGAAGAAGAAGGAGAAGACAGGAAGGACGATGATGCCGATCACGGCGTCGTGGGTCGACGAGCTCCGCCAGGCGCTGGGCAGGGAGACGGTCGACGCCGCCATCGCCGCCGGCATCAAGGCTCGACGCGAGCACGACAGGCTGGCCCGGGAGTTCGGACCGGCGCACGCCGCGGCCTGGCTGAAGCGCCAGCGCTTCCCGGCCGGCGCCTTCTTTGCCCGCGAGGCCGGCTGCGAGGTCGGCGTGGAACTCGCATGAAGATCGAAGTCACGGGCATCAAGGAGCTGCGCGAGAGCCTGCGCGAGTTCAGCGACAGACGCTTCAACGCCGCGGTGGCCACGGCTCTGACCCGGACGGCAGTGGCCGTGCGTGCCGAGGCGCAGCGGGAGATGCAGGCCTCGCTCGACAAGCCAACGCCCTACACGGTGCGCCAGCTGCGCTACGTCGCGGCCACTGCAGACCGTCCAGTTGCAGCGGTGGGTTTCAACGTCGCGCCGATACAGGACATCCGCGGGAACGTCGTGCGGTATCAGGACCTCGGTCCAGGTGAGACGCCGGCTGGCAAGTACCTGTCGGTGCAGCAGACCGGCGGCCAGCGCAGGCTGAAGCGACTGGAGGAGGCGCTCAAAGCTGCTGGCGCGCTGCCGTCTGGCTGGTTCATCGTGCCAGGGCAGGGCGCAAAGATCGACGCTTACGGCAACGTCAGCCGAGGCCAGGTCATCCAAGTGCTGGCGCAGCTCAAGCTGCAGACCGTATCCGGCACCTCACGCAACATGAGCCAGCGCTCGGCAATCGCGGCACAACGCAAGGCCGGCGGCCGGTTCTTCGTCATCCCGCCAGGCCAGAAGGTGCAGCCCGGGATCTATCAGCGCGAGTTCATCGGTCGCAACATCGCGCCGGTCTTCATCTTCTCCAAGTCTGCGTCCTATCGGCCTCGCTTCCAGTTCGATCGCGTCGCCGCTCAGGTCAGAGACCGCGAGCTGCCTGAGCAGCTGCGCCGAGCCATCGCCGATGCGTCCGCTCGACTCGGACGAGGTGGTCGATGACCCCCCGTCTTGGGTCCTCCCGAGCACTGGCCGGCACGGGTAATTCGGACCTCGATGTTTGCCTGTTTCATGGGTCCTCTAAGGGGGTTATTCAATGATCGTTGATCTGAGTGTTCCGCCGACTCAGCAGCTGCTTGGGGATTGCGTTGGCATCTCCCAGCCGGCCGTGAGCGGGTGGTACTCAGAGGGGCGGATACCAGCCGGCGCCACGCTGGGCGAGGCGCTGCGCATCATGTTCCACACCCTGCGCGAGCAAGCCGCGGGCCGGATGGGTTCGGAAGTCGGCGGGCTCGACCTGGCCCAGGAGCGGGCCGCTCTAGCGCGTGAACAGCGGCTTGGCCTGGAGATCAAGAATGCCGTGCTGCGGCAGGAGTACGCGCCGATCGCGCTGCTGGCCGAGGTGCTCGCCACCGCCAGCCAGGCCGTGGCCGAGCGCTTCGATCACTTGCCCGGGACCATCAAGAAAGCCTGCCCTTCGGTCTCCGAACAGGACCGCGACCAGATCCTGATGATCGTGGCCTCAGCCCGCAACGAATGGGTCAGGCAGACGGCCAAGCTGGTGGCCACCAGCATCGCCGGCACTGAAGACGCCGAGCCCGAGCTCGACCTCGGCGACACGGATGAGCCGCGCGCCGACTGAGACCCAGCGCGCCGTCGCCCAGGCGGTCATCGAAGGCCTGCGTCCGCTGCGGGCCGTGCGTCCCATGTCGCTCAGCGATTGGGCCGCGGAGCACTTTCACCTCAGCGCGGAGAGCAGCCACACGCAGGGGAAGTGGCAGGCTTACCCGTTCCAGGTCGGGTGGATGGACGCCTTCTCGAGCGACGACATTGAGGAGATCACCGTCCGCAAGAGCAAGCGCGTGGGCTACACCAAGACGCTGGTGGCCTTCATCGCGTACAACGCGGCGCACCGCCGCCGCAAGCAAGCCCTGTGGCAGCCCACCGACGACGACCGCGACTCGTTCGTGAAGTCCGAGGTAGATCCGATGCTGCGCGACGTTGAGGCCATGAAGCCCGTGCTGCTTTCTGGCAAAGAGGACACGCTCAAGCTCAAGCAGTTCCTTGGGTCGGCGCTGCACACCCTGGGCGGCAAGGCGGCGCGGGCGTTCCGCCGCATCACGGTGGCCGTGGCCATGCTGGACGAGGCCAGCGCCTTCGATCTGATGGTAGAGAAAGCCATCGACCCAATCGAGGGCGCTCGGGGCCGCCTGGAGGGGGCGCCGTTCCCGAAACTGATCGCCGGAAGCACGCCCCGCGTCAAGGGCATCGACCACATCGAAACGCGAGAGGCCAACGCCGATGCGCAGATGCGATACCAGATCGTCTGCCCGCACTGCGACACCGAGCATCCGCTCATCTGGGGCAGCGAGAAGGTGCGGCACGGCTTCAAATGGGATGGGACGGACACTTCCACTGCTCGTCATGTGTGCCCGCACTGCCACGGAAGCATCACCCAGGCCGAATACCTTCGGCTCTACTGGCACGGCGCCTGGGTCAGCCTATGCGGCCAGTATCGGTACGGTCAGGACAAGGTCTGGAGAGACGAAGCCGGCCAGCCCAGAAAGCCACCGCGCCACGTCGCCTTCCACATCTGGACCGCCTACAGTCCCCAGCGCGCCTGGTCGGACATCGTGCGCGAGTGGCTGGAGGCGGTGTCCAAGGCGAAGACGGGCGAGAAGGGCCCGCTCATTACCTTCATCAACGAGACGCTTGGAGAGCTCTGGGAGGAGGTCTTTGAGCGCGCCGACGAGCATGAGCTATCAAGGCGGGCAGAGAGCTACCGGCGATTCACCGTTCCCAACGGCGGCCTAGAACTGGTGTGCGGAATCGACGTCCAGGACGATCGCTTCGAAGCTGTCACCTGGGCCTTCGGGCGCGGCGAGGAGATGTGGTGCGTGGACTACTCGGTCATCTACGCCAACCCGGCCGACGAGCGCGAGTGGGACGAAAAGCTCGACCCCTACCTTGAGACACCGTTCCAGCACGAGAGCGGTCAGATCCTGAAGATCAAGGCCGCCGCCGTTGACACTGGCGGCCACTTCACGCACCAGGCCTACAACTTCGCCCGCGTGCGCGAGAGGCGCAAGGTCTTTGCCGTCAAGGGCGACAACCGGCCCGCCAAGCAGATCAAGAGCCGCGCCAGCATCCAGGACGTCAACTCCAGAGGCAAGGTACTCAAGCGCGGAGTGCGCCTGTGGTTCGTTGGCACCGACACCGCCAAGGACACGCTGTTCAACCGCCTGAAGGTGACTCAGCCCGGCGCCGGCTACGTGCACTTCAGCAAAGACCTACCGCCGGAGTTCTACCACCAGCTCACCTCCGAGGCTCGTGTCCCCGTGCGCGTGGCCGGTGGCGTTGACTACCGCTGGGTCAACACCAAGCGCGCAAGAAACGAGGCGTTGGACTGCACCGTCTACGCGCTGTTCTGCTCCCACGCCATAGGCCTGCATGTGCGCAATGATCGCGAGTGGGACCTGCTTGAGGAGGCGGTGCAGCCCAAAGTCGCCGATTTGTTCGGCGGCCAATCCGTCATTCCGGCCGCCAGGCTGCCATCGGC